ATTCCCAACATCTATTTTAAAGATTCTTCTTTCAGGCGCTCTTGCGATACGGTAAATTACTGCTGCGTCTTCAATCATTCTTAATTGGTTAACAGGTTTAATCGCCTTATGTAAATAAGACAATACCATGTTTTTGTTCTGATCAATTAATCCCGATGCGCAGAATGCAATTGTATCTGGCGCTATTTTAAGTCCAGCTGTACCAGTTGTACCTGATAAACCTCTTTCATTGTATAAAAAGTATTCAATAAATTCATCTACAACTGCTAGACTATTAAGAGCTGATGGACTAGCCACGTCAGGTCTTCTTTTTCTAATCTCTCTAATTTTTTTAATTTTACGAGGGTCGATATACTTTAATTCAGTAATACCTTTTTTAGGACTTTCTCTATCAATAATTTTATGATAATATATTCTTCCATCAACATACCATCTTCTAAAGATGTCGTGTCCTTTTGTGTTGAAGTTTAATAACTTTAATACTTCTACGAATTCGTCTTCTATTTTTCTTCTTACTTCTTTTCCATAAGGTAAATCTGTTAGATTAATCCTTACTGCATCTTTCAACTCATTAGCAACAATAGCTTCATTAACAATATCTTCTATCGCCATGTCGCATTCCGGGTGTATTGCTATTTCTCTGTATCTTCGTATAAGGTCCTGCTCTGTCTTCGCAGTGCCTTCCATATCCATGTATGAACCTAAAAAACCACCTGCCGCAACTGTTTGCGTTCCGTCATCTGCCTGACTTGTGGTGAAGCTCTGTTTTGGATCAGCTTTTGCTTTAAGCTTTGTTATACTAAATCCGAATAATTCCGCCATAATAATCTCCTTGTACTACTACTTATAATGGTTTTAAAAAGGGGGCTTCAATGAAGAAACCCCCTTATTAATATTAAGTTGTAGTATTTGTTTCAAAGTATTGGTACTCAAACGTAACTTCAAATTGTTCAATAGCACCTTGTTCTTCGTAGTCCAAAGCGATACCACCAATTGTAGTTGGGAAAGCACCTCTCAATGTATATGATTTAATTGTATTACCGTTTCTGTCTAAATGGTCGACAAAAGCATCCACTTGATAGTCAACAGGATTTGTTAATCCTTCATTATCAGTCATATTATTGATACCATTCTGCCATCTTTCGAAAGCATTTCTTAATTTAAAGTTAGTATCATTATATACTGTAAGTGACCAACTAGGGATAGTTCTGTCTCCAGCAATTTTTACAGCTCTTCCTCTAAACGGAACTGCGATGTTCGCAACTTCCATAGATGGAATAGATGTAGCTCTTGCCAAAAACGCTAGGTCTTCTATTTCTCCGCCAACTTGTGCGTAACCAGGAAAAGGCATTGTTACCTTAAACTGATTGGCTCTTGCGCCGCCGCCAGCAAGTTTAGCTTTGAAGTCGTTAATATTGGGCATGTTTTATTTCTCCTTTATTAACCAGCAACTTCGTCAAAGCTGACGCCAGTTCTAGTAGCGACAAATGATAGAGTGATAAAGTTGATTGATCTTGTTGGTTTAACAAAGATTTCAGCTTTAAATTCATTTCTATCAATGACATCGCCTGTGTTGTTAGTTTCATCACATACTACTAAAAAGTCTGTGATACCACGTCTTCCTTGAACTTCACGTAAGAATGGCTCTACGATATTTCTAAAGTTCGCTCTTGTGAATTCATCATTGAACTCAAACAATTGGAATTTAGAAGCTGTAGAGATAGCCTTTTCTAAAGTAATGAAAAGTCTTCTTACATTGATTCTGTCAAACGCAGATGGTGAAGATAATCCAGTTTTGTCACCAAAAAGAATTGTACCTTGTCCTGGGAAAGTAGCCACTGGGTTAACTCTCTTAGGATATAGTTGATCTCTTTGTGCTTTAGTTGGATTGTAAGCTAATTTAACTGCGCCTCTTACTATACCTCTGTTGAAACCAGCAGGTGAGTACCAAGCATCAGCAACTAAATCAGTTCTAGCCGCTAGACCAGCAATGTCACCATTTAATGGAACAAATCTGTATACGTCATTATATCTGTCGTAACAATATTTGTAACCACTATCAAACACAACATAACTTGACGATCTAATGGCATCAAAGAAGCCAATAACGTTAGTTGTTTGTGTATTTGAGTTAGTGATATTAACTACGTCTGATCTTTGTGGAGAAGCAAACACGATTGCGTCTTTTCTATTTTCAGCAATTGTGATTAGATTGTCAACGTGAGTTGTGCTTCCACTTGGACCTGCTATGATTAAACCAATATCAACTGTTTCAGCATCATCAAACTTTTCGTATGCTGTTTTTAGTTGACCATCAGTAACTGCAGAACCATCAGCTCCACCAGATAGTGCTTCAGATGTTGGTATGTTAACAGCAGTGAAAGTTGTTCCACTTGCGTTATTACCCCAATTTGTTCCTGAAGTGTTGTGATCTGTCCAGTAGATATATTGTGATTTGTTCTTAATCACAGTTGGATAGTAGTTAGTGTCTCCTTGAGGAGTTTTTGCGTCAGCCGCTTTTGATAATTTAGAAAATACTTCAATTACTTCGCCTGGTGTTCCAGATACTCCACCGTCTTGGTCTACAACCACAACGTGGATTTCATCACCTGAACCTGATCTCTCAGATGTCCAAGTAGATGTTCCTGGAGCGCCGTCAACAGCGTCAAAGTATCTCCATTTTCTTTTGATTTTTGAATTATCTAATATAACTCTTTTTAATCCGCCAGCGCCTCTAGGGTGTTGAACGAATGTTAAAGTTTCAGAATTGATTGCAGTAACTCTGTAAGAGTCACCATCATCAAAATCTTCAGTAGCTGCAGTTGTAGAGAACTGTATAATGTCTCCTACATTGAAGTTACTGCCTTCATCAACTGCGATTGTAGTATCTCCTACTGAAGCCGCAGATGAGTCGTTAGCAACTGATGAACTTGATACTTGTTCATAAGCAGTTGCAGATGGGCAAGTTGCTACTAATAGGTTGTTTCCCCATACGCCAGCTGTTCTAGCTGTGAATGTTCCTACGTTGCCTTGTCCCGTTGCATAGTTGTTTTCATAATCGTCATCATTTTTAATCAATATGCTTGATCCTGATGCGTTTGCATTAGTTAATGACGTGTTGGTAGCTCGTACTACTCTTAAAGCGTTAGAGTATTGTAAGAAGTTAGCAGCGCTGAAAAAGTGCTCAAAATTACTTGAGTCTGGTTTTCCGAACGTTTCTACTAATTCCTGTTCACTAGAAATTGCTACGATTTCGTCAACTGGACCTTTTGCGAATTGTCCCGCAATTGCTCCGATTGATGTTGATACCGCAGGAATAATTCTACTTAAATCTTTTTCCTGTACGAGAACACCTGGTGATACTTGAAATGCCATAGGTATTTTCTCCTGTTTTAATTAGCTAATTATAATTTTATATGTGTCAAATATCGTAAGTTTTCTTACGCCCATAGTCAAATGTTTTCAGTTGTAGATATTTATAATAACCAAAAATTGTAGTTTTTATTGACCCTTTCGAACCACTGGATACCATCGAGTACCATACTCATCAATAGTCTCCTCATTTTCTGGTGTATCGACACCATTATCTACAAACCCAAAAGGTGCCATATCTTGTTCGATCAAATTTTGTTGTTCTACATACATTTGATTACGTATATTAGAGTTTGATAATTCTTTGAAGTACGGCTGATTAGATAACCAACCAAATATGATTAGACACATAACTAAATCATCATGTTGTCCTTCATCGGCCTGCCATGATGAACCTTTACGTGAAAAAGTGGACATTTCTTCTATGATGTTGAAATCATTGACAATTAGTTTATCACCCTCCATAAGCGTCTTAAAATTCGCACAACCCACCTTTTTTATCTGTTTTGTCATACGAACTCCTAATGATGTACCTCTACCTGAGAACATGGCGCCAAGTATTTGACCCGCTCTACCCTTTTGAGTAGTCATTAAAACGTTAGGGTATTCTAACTCATAATGTAATGCATCTGAAATTTGTTGACCTAAGTCATTGACCTCTACGAGTATATGTGCCTCATTATATCCTTTACATGCTTGTTCAATAATGTTTGGAAATATATAAGGTTTAATTTCATTATTTTTGTAAGTTGCTGCTATTCGATAAGGAACTTGTCCTACATCTATAATAGTAAATGCTGAATAATCTCTACCAGAGCCT